CAATATGACTACAGGTCTTACCATTAATCAAGGTGCGGCTGATAATGAAATATTGGCTTTTAAATCATCTGACGTGGCTCATGGAAGAACAAGCGAGACTGAAACAGATACGTACATGAAATTTGGAAAAAGAGGTGCAACATACGGTGGTGGACTTATTACAGCGTTTGGCGAAGCTACTGGAGAGGATGCAAATTTTATTTTTTCGTCTATAGGCGGTGTGGCGGATACTACCAAATCATCCTCGGCTAGAGGCTTATTTGAATTCTCAGCAGAACAACATGATGGTTCTAATAGTATCGCAGATATAGCTTCAAATGGTAACGTATTTGCTGTTAAGGGTCGTGTTGGTGGGGCTTATAGGGCACTATTCGTCGTTGATGAGGATGGTGAATTATATGCTGATGGCGGTACAACGACCGATGCTGTAACTGTTTATGATGAATATAATGATTCGCAGTTGCTCCGAACTCTTGATTTATCCAGAGATAATGCAGAAGGTTTGGTAAGGACAAAGTTTGATGAATTTATTGAATACAATGATGAAAAACTTGCGGAATTAGGGATTGTTGGTAGAGAGGAAGATGGTACTCCAAATCAATATCTTAATGTAACTGGATTACAACGCTTACACAATGGAGCTATCTGGCAACAATATACTGAAATGCAGAAAATGAAAGAGTTAATGTATGATACTATGGTTGAATTGATTGGCAAGGAAAAAGCTGATGCTAAACTCAAAGACCATGACATCAAACTACTGGATGAAACTACCTTGCTAAACTAATAGGAGAATATAATGGCAAAAGAAATATCAATTAGTATGGCGGATTCGCAGTTTGAAAGTCTGCAAGAAGCCTACGCAAAAGATGATTCGTCGGTTGAAAAAGCCGATGTTGATGAAGCGTATGTAAAAAATCGACTAATGAATATATTGAAGGCAAAAGTCAGAAATTATGACGAAGCTAAACAGGAAGTGTCGTACTCGGCATTTGAACCTTCATAAATAACAAACAAACAAGGAGTCAATAATGGCTAAAGTAAAAGACAACGAACAAAAGCCTGAAGTACAAGACATCGAACATAAATCGAATGTTGTGACTTTGGATGATGTACCATATGATGTTGATAGTTTTACAGACTATCAGAAGGATATATATAATGATATTATTAATTACCTTGCCCAACAGCAACGGTTAGAACGTTGGAAGCGGGGACAGGTATATATGCTTCGTGAATCATTAAATGATAAACATGAAGTAGCAGAAGAGGCTGAAGCCGCAGTATGATAATGAGAAGGTGCAGCCAAGGTCATCGAGTTCGTGTTCATAGAAATACGACACCTGGAGTTACGAGGATAAAGACTTATCCTGACAGTAGCCAAGAGACCTTGGTTTACCCTTCGTCTTATACATACTTTGTAGACGTTGATGGAGAGATTGCTAAGAAATCTAATAGTTTTAAAACGATTGAAGAATTTTATGTAGATGAATGTGCTAAAAAGCATGGAGAGGGTCATGGGAGACTAATTGTTGGGAAGCATCAAATCATTAATGGGGTTGCTACGAGTCAATCAGACTATCCGTCTTCTTCTAATACTAAAAGTGAAATACAAGATTTTTATGATAAAAGAGGTATCGCTTATAATGATAGCGACACTAAAGAACAGTTACTTAGTAAAATATATACCGATGAATCCGGTATAAAACATATAGTACAATAATGGCAAAACAAGGAATAAATTTACCTTTTGGTTGGGACACTCTTTTTTTTATTATTACAGTTGTTGGTGGTGGAATCTTTGCATATGCTAAGTTTGAAAATAAGGTTAGCGGCTTAGAGACAAGAATGGAGGAAGCTAATAGCAAGATAGAATCACTTATGTCGAAACATATTGAGGAAGAGCAAGCTAGGTATGCATCAATGCAGGAAGAAATTAGCTGGTACCAAAAAGAATTAAACTTGAATCCTTTAAGCTGGGGTAAGAAAGATAAATAATTTGGTGGATGGTATTATAGATGAAAAAACCGTTATCAGACTCAAGCTCATTAAATATAAGTTTGGGAATGCTGATGCAAGCTGTTGTCGGAATAGCGTCTATAGTTTGGATATATGCTCAACTATCTGGGGATATTAATTCGATAATAAATCGGTTAGACGTTGTAGAGAAGGATGTGCAGGATAATTATCAATGGAGAGAGGATTGGCAATCTGGTGGGATTTTGCCTTTAGATGTTAGTCAGAATGAAAAGATAGCTTACTTAGAAAAAGAAGTAGAACGATTGAGAAATGAACAATGATAGAAACTTATGCAGAATACGGAGCAATCGGAGTTATAGTAGCTTTATTTGTGATGTTAATAATGAATTTAATTAAAAGTCAGAAAGCTCAATCGGAAGATTTAGATAAGGTTCGTCAGTCTATAGCTAAATCAGAGACTAAGATGGGCAATGTAGAGGGAATCGTATTGAAGATGCTTGATAGATGGAATCGTTCAGATGAGACATCTCAAAGGCATAGAGAAGATATTATCAAAGAATTAAATGATGTGACAGATGACTTGTCATATTTAAAAGGGAAAGTCAATTCAAAATGAAGGTTGAAGAATACAGAACAGAAGTTTCCGCTATGCTTACAAAGTTGAATGAAAGACAAATCAGTATTTTTAAAGCGTTGCAAAGAATTGATAAACATTTAGAAAAGCTAAACGGGCAAACATACGATAATGAACGAAGTATCCTACAGATGAGAACATGGGGTTCGGCGTTAGTATTTATTGTCCCAATAGCAGTAACTATCATAATGAGGTTAATCTAATGGAATGGATAATGGCTAAAATGGGCGTAGAAGCCATACAATGGACTGTAGCAGGCGTTTCTGCTGCTGGTGCGGCTTGGGTGCTCAAAAAAATACCAAACGATACTATAAAGGCTAAATTAGGCGTTTATATGTATGGGCTTGGCGTGACATGTACTCTTGGTCTTGGTAAATGGAAATGGACCAAAGGTATATGGAATAAAACTATAGAGCCTTGGGTTGTAGATGCTATTGACAATATTGTAGCAAATAGTATCAATGAATTCGTAAGGGGCTTGAGGTCGGATAACTAATGCCTAAATTTGGAAAGCGTTCAAAAGAAAGACTGAAGGGTGTTGATTCATCTTTGGTAAATGTATTAAACGAAGCTATTAAATTGATGGACTTGGCTATAGTTGAAGGTGTTCGCTCTAAAGAACGCCAAAAAGAGCTTGTCGCTAAGGGAGCTTCTAAAACTATGAAGTCTAAACATATAGAGGGGAGAGCCGTTGATGTTACGCCGTATCCTGTTGATATGGAGTCTGTTTCTGGTATTCATCGCCATTATTATATGGCTGGCATCCTTAGGGGCGTCGCGCATATGATGGGTGTTAAAGTACGCTCTGGAGCTGATTGGGATAGCGATGGAGAAATTAAAGACCAGACTTTTAACGATTTAGTACACATTGAATTAAAAGATGCCTAAGCAAATATATACATTAAATGATTTCTCTGGCGGTATTAACGATGTTAAAGACCCTAGAGATATACAACCTAATGAATTACCTGTTGCTAAAAACGTATCAGTTGACCAGCAAGGTGCTTTAAGAACTATTGGTAAAGTTTCAGCTCATAGCGATATAGAAGATAAGTCTTCAACTAAGCTTGCAGGTGGTTATGGGTTGATATATATGGAAGCTGATGTAACTCCCAAAACATCTAGTAATGACCAAACAGCTAATCTGACGTGGGCTGCTTCGACTAGACAGGTTTCTAATAATTCTGATTCTTTTCTGGCAGGTTTTACAAAAGGTTCTAAGGTAAAAGTAACTGGAAGCGCAAATAATGACGGTATTTTTACAACTGCTGATTCTTATACTGATTCAGGTGTGCATACATTAGTATTTAATGAGTCGGTAACTGATGAAACCGATTCTACAGGGGTTACAACTACTTTTGTAGAGACTACACCAGATGCTAAGATAGTTTTAATTTCAAATGCTCAGATTACTGGAACATCAGCTACTATAGAAGCTTGGGATTACGCTGATGGTGTTGGCGGTAGTAGCGGTTGGCTTAGTTCTGCAGCAGTAACTGTTAATAGTGATAGTAGGCACGAAGCGCCAAATATTATTTATTATAATATGAATGGAGCTACTAGGATTATAGATACGAACTTTAATAATCGTTCTAAGATTCAATGGTATGGATATGTAGAGAGGACACATTTTGATGAAACTAATGGTGATAAGTTTTTTGCATATTATGCTAATGATAATACATTAACCCCTCCTACTCAAGCAGATGAGGGAACTAGTTATCCTAGTGCTGGGACTGGATTTGAAGTGGATTTGACAGATAGTGGGTCTACAGGTGATGGATTATGGGAAGCTGAAGAATATGAAATAGCTGCTAGTTTTATTTATGATGGTAATCAAGAATCATTATTATTTCAAGAAGCAGGCGGCACTTTTACTCCAGCCGGTGATAAAAGATTATCTGCTAAAATATATGCAAAAGGTAGTTATAATGAACGTATAACAGGTGGAAGGGTATATATACGAAAAACTAATAGTATAGGTAGTACCGAAGATGAGTGGAGTATGTTGGCTGATATAGATTTTCAAAGAGGTGTTCGAGGTTCATTCTCTGATGATTTTACCACTTGGACATATGAAGGTAGCAACAAAGAGTTTCATGCTACTGTTGTTTTAGATGCTCCTAATTTTGATACTTATACGTCTATAAATGGTTATAGTCATGATGAATATTTTAATGACTTTGGAGATAATGCAGAAACAGCTGCTACTGCTACAGTATTGAATAATAGAGTTTTCTTAGGCAATGTAAGAGTTAAAAATCCTACTTCTGGAAATATGGAATATTTTGGTGATAGAATTATGTTTACTCCTGTTGGTAAGTATGATACTTTTCCGGAAAGTTTTAATATAGATGTTGTTAAGGGAGATGCTGATACATATGTTAGATTAGATGGATTTGCAGATAGGTTGTTATGTTTTAAAAATTATTCTATGCAAATTGTAAACATAGCATCTAATACTCCATCAGGTTGGTTTTTAGAAGAAAATCTTCAACGTCTTGGAGTTGCTCATCATAATGCAGTTGTGCGTACTGAGTTTGGAATTGCTTGGGCTAATAAATATGGTTGTTATTTCTATGATGGTAGGATAAGAAATATTAGTCAAAATAAAATAGATGATGATACGTGGGAAGCTCATATTACATCTAATAGTATACTTGGATATGATTCTATAAAGAAACAATTATTTGTAGTAGATGACGCAACAAGTCCTAGCGATGTATATGTGTATGATTTTAAAACAAAATCATGGGTTTTAGGTTATCAGATTTTTGGTACAGACCCTATAAGCAATATTGTAACAGATTATAATAATGATTTAGTATTTATTAGTAATAGTGGTACTACTAGTACTTTTAAAAAGTGGGGAAATACTTCGGCTAATAATGGTAGTATTGAGTTTCGTACAAAAGATATTGATTTTGGAGACCCGTCAACTATGAAAAAAGTATATGCTGTATATGCTACATATAAATCAAGTGC